TCTGAAACTGACCGCAGGCAAGGTCACGAAAACCACCCCGGTCACCGTACTCTCGCGTAACCTGCTGTCCTACGGTCCCGCCGAGGGCAACGGGTTGACCGCCACCGTCAACAGCGACGGCTCACTGCACGTCAAGGGCACGTCAACAAAACAGTGGGCTGGGCTGGCGTGGAAGTTCCCGTGCCCGGTACAGGGCACCGTGATATTGCGGTCCCCCACCCCTATCCCCGGTTTGACCGGCAGCGTCAAATTCCTCGACGCCAAAGGACAGCCGCTAGGCAATCAGGTCGTCTCGGGCAGCAATGCCATGGCAGTCCCTGCCGGCACCGTCAACCTGCGCTTCGAAATCCTGTGTACTGAGGCCACGCCCACCGCGAAGGACGGCGATCTCCGAATCCAGCTCGAATCCGGCGACACCGGACACGAGTGGATGCGACCCGACAACACCAGCCTTAGGGGGGGGGCAGTGAACTAACGAACCTCTGGCCCGAACACCAGGCGCAAACCAGCTTTGGCATCACACTCACCCCACTGGGGAACGGCGAATACAAGCTCACAGGCACATGCTCACAATCATTCAACATCGAGACGACGCGCGAACTTGAGGCCGGCACATACCTCGCCCCTCAATGCCAAATCGACTCATACGCCACGTATGTGGAGATTCAGGACAGCACAGGTAAAAACCTGTGGCGCGGATATCAGAGCGACAAGGAAATCACCGTCCCCAAAGCCGGAATGTACAAGTTCATGATCCGATTCTCACCAGGCAAAACGGTAGACGCGACCTTCACGCCCCGCCTGTACAAGATCGACTGATTTTAGCCCCACACCATACCGTGTGGGGCTTTTTCATTGACGGCCCAGAGTGGGCCCCGATAATCCTGACCCACGACAGTGGGCCACAAACAATATTCATCCCAGAGAAAGGGGAAAAATGGTCAAAAACAAGGACAAGCCGTGGTGGAAGCGCCTGCTCGCCAAGGTCACGGCACTGGCCGCCGCCATCTGCATGATGCTGCTCCCGGCCACCGCGCACGCGGACATGCAGGGCGTGGACATGTCCAACTGGCAGTGCGGCGCGGACGTATACAACATGCAGGCCGACTTTATCGTTGTCGGCACCACATGGGGCACCGGACAGGTCAACAACAACTGCCTCGTGTCCGGCGTCAACACGGACGCCAACCGTATGATCGCCCAGGCGCAGGCCAGCGGCAAAAAATTCGGCCTGTATCACTACGCGATGGGCGGCAACCCCGAGGCGGAAGCCCAATTCTTCTGGCGGAACACCAGCAACTATTGGCGTCACGGCATCGTGGCGCTCGACTGGGAGATGGACGATAACCCCGCATGGGGCAACTGGGATTGGGTACGCCGCTTCATGAATGAGTGCGAACGGTTGAGCGGTGGTGTGCGTCCGCTGCTGTACACCGGCCCGGTCGCCGGCACCATCCCGCAGGACATCCGCGACCGGTACGGCCTGTGGATCGCCCAGTACGCGAACATGAGCCCGACCGGCTATCAGGCATCCCCGTGGATGATCGGCGCATACGGCGAGGCCATGCGCCAGTATTCCGGTACCGGCGTGGTGAACACGTGGAGTCCCATCGACCTCAACCTGTTCCGTGGCGAGGCATGGCAGTGGGACTTGTACGCCAACCCCACCGGTTCCACGGCCCCGGCCCCGGCAACGCCCGCGCCCGTGCAGCCGAGCACTCCCCCCGCCAACACAAATGGCATCAGCCACGTCATGCAATGGGGCGAAACCATCTGGGGACTCGCCGTAGCCCACAACGCTTGGCCGTTGTCCGCATGGCACACGCCTTCCGGGGACATCAACCGCTACTACGTGGGCGACGTCGTAACCTACGGCGGCACCACCACGACCGCGCCGTCCAACGGTGTTTCCAAGACCCTCCAGTACGGCGACACCGTGTGGGATTTCGCCACCGCGCACGGCTACAGCGTCTCCCAGTGCACCGTCCCCTCCGGCAACATCAACGTCTACTACCCCGGTGACGTGGTGACCTGCCGCTGACCCAAACAGATGCCGCCACCACTCCCCTGATGGCGGCATCACCCCATCAATGATCGGAGCAAAACATGACCGACAACACGCCGGACACCCAACTCGAAGAAACCACGGAAACCGGCACGAACAACATTCCCGACCATACGGCCACGCCGTACACTCCCGTATTCAATGACACGGTGCGCACCGTCATCTACGTGGTCACGCTCGTCGCCTCGGTCATCGGACTCGGGTTCATGAGCTTCGGCTCCCCCGAAATCGGCGGTTTCATCAGTACCGCCGCAGGCATCATCGCCGCAGGATTCGGAGTCGCATACAACCCGGTACGTATGGCCGGCAAGTAGTCGCCGCGAATAAACCACCGCCCCTCCCCCGGCAGTAATGCTGGATGGAGGGGCGGTTTTCGCGTATTGCGATATACCGGCATGGAGGTACGGACTGTCACGTATACTGTAAATGTCATTTATGGCCCGGTTTCCGAACAGTCACCCGCTGGTGCGCGTGCCATCCCGTTCAAGGGAGGATAGGAAACCGGGCCATATTGCTATTGCCATTCAAAAGGCGATAATATTTTACCGTTCCTCATATCCCCAAGCATTCCCTCGCATAGGCTTCACCCTCACTTGAGATATTTGACCCATCCCCGATAGGTGACGGCATGAGCGGCCTCGCGCGCACTCCCATACACCTTTCGACCCCGGTCGAAATAATGCAGGTGAAACATATTCTGATTGAACCAATCACAATTGCAGACATGCCAGTCCCACTTGTCGCCGGTCTCCCACACCTTCAACGCTTCTTTAATATCCGGCTCGTACCGGTCATTGAATACGAGCTGCCACATCGTAGGCATACGCCACACACTCGGTTTGAACGCATACAGCCAACCGGCTTCAACCAGTGTTTTCAATGCCTTGCGTACATGCTCCGCTTCGCTTTCTGGTAATCCCATTTTCTCCGTCACCCATGTCGCGTAACCGAGATAGCAGCGGGGAGGAACAGGCACGATGTCATGGCATGAACCGGGGCCGTTGAGTGTATCGGGAACATCCCTATACGGTGGCCTGCTTTGAGGGTCTGGCGTCATATCGCATAGGCAGTCGAAAACGTCTCGTTCGAGACTGTTTGCCGAGTCGATGAAAAACGATTCCGTCTGGAAGAGTTTGGCCGCGTGACGCTTGTTCTGGTATCCCATTGCTACTCCTCTCCTAAATGGAAATATTCCCTTGCTTGTTTTTCGGCCATAAGATTCTCCGTGGGCGTGCCTAGGCAGAGCAGCCATATCGCGTTCTTCTGCTGGAACACGTTCGCCGGCTTCAACAGTTTGAGTATGCCTCGTTGTTGCATGAATTTGGCGGCACTGCCGATACGGTTCCATGCCGTCCTGCGTCGCTTCGGCAGTCCCTCCGCGTTACGCCGGTATTGTTCTTCGCTGATTAGTTCCGGGTCGCTTGTCGGTTCGTAATCGGGCAACGTCATTCCCAGATCGTTCATAGCGTCATTCCAACCGCCCCAATAGCACCAGTAGGGTTTCTCCCCTTTGTGTACTGCTTGGTCGTTTGGCCCGCACGCGCGTAATGCCATGTAGGTGAGCAGTGAGAGCGCGAAAGAGTCCGTGACGCGCTTACCCGAGTTGAGTTTGGATAAAGCACCTTGGGAGACTTTCTCATACACTCTGTCCATGTTCTTGTATCCCACGAACTTCATGCCTTTCCTCCATGTCTCGCTGTAGGCTGGGACATGGAACGCCTGTTCCAGAAACCCCCGTTTTGTTTGATCGCTGGCGGGGGTTTCCCTTTTACACACTCAGAAGTGTATCACATACACACGTCACTGTGTAACCTGATTCACAGTTCAGTGGGGATATATACTACACACTCAGCTGTGTATATATATAAAGTAACTAAATCTCTTATATATAAATATAATAAAAACCCGATTTTTGATTTTTCGAGCGAATCACCGTCGATTCGCCACGCCGATACCCGTTTTCCAACTCAATCCGCAAGTTTGTTGGAGAATGTTGGAGAACGACATTCCTAGACACCGGAAATCTTACCCAAGATACAACGAAACCCCTTGCAAACATTGGTGTTCGCAAGGGGTCCCAATGCCTAATCAGCGGGCGTTTCAGCACACCTTCCACATCCAGT